CATAGTCAATCTGTGTGCAGTAGGCAGACTCAAACTTGTCTGCGTCCTCGATGCCATAGTCATCAAGAATGTCCAGGAATTCTTGACACTTATCAGCGTCAAGTTTGGAGAACTCTGGGCACATCTCCTCGATCTTGTCATAACGCTCCTGGTCAACAAGTGACAGGGCGTCATACCAATCAGCGCCGGTGATAGGTGCGGCCATGGTTGATGTAGTCATGTGATCATGTAATGGGACTAAATGACACATAAAGTGTCAGACTGTAACCAGGCATTGCACCTGGTATGCGAGCTATAACTCAGACAGCGACAGGCATCTCGGCGATCTTGAGTGCACCAGTGCTGAGGCATTCACCCCAGATGCGTGTCTTGCAGTTGTAAGGCAACAGGTTGTGATTAACCCAGAAACCTAGCGACATGTTTGGCTGTGCCAAGAGATTGAGGATGGCACGACGTGACACGTGGGTGTAGTGGTAGATATTGCCTTTGGCATATGCAACCTGCACACAACCACGGATAGGGTCTACGACCATGTGCTCAACACAATCGCTAGTGCGGCTGATGTTGATCCACGTGGTGGCGTTAAATGTCATGAATGAATGAATGAAAGTGAACAATAAGTGCGTCCTTGATGACGCAATGACAGGTCAGGGACTCGAACCCCGTGCACCCCGGTGGATGTCTGCCAGCCATGAACAAACAAGGCGTGTGGCTCCGCATCCTGTGCAGCTTGGCACAGGTCATGATCAAATCCAGGCCGGCCAACTGGTCAAGCACCTCCTGGTCCTACGCTCTGGTTCAGATGACTGAACCGCGGCGTCGCAACGGATTATGTAGTTGTCAAGGTTCGTTGCTAAGCAACCTATGTCAGATGGCACAGGTTGGCAAGCTTTGTGAAGAAATACAACTAACGAGGTGTTGGTTGTGTGTCTCTCTCTCTTGTGATTGAAGGATCGAGACTCTCCTCCCCCTAAAGGGAGAGTCGAGATACTCAATCTTCAAACAAGAGAGGAGGTCTGAGACTACAGGCTGAAGGTGGTGGTCGGTTGCAGCAGTGGCACAGCACCAGGTCAAAGCCTAGTGATAGCAGCAGTCATCAGTGTTGCTTATCATTCATCGGTCAATTGATTAGCAAAGCTAAGAGGTCGCGACAGATCGCGTGAGATTAAAACCCGCGCAGAATCCAACTACCGCGCCCGCCTAGCCCGCGTTTTCCCCTAAAACCCAGTGATTGCAGTTAGATCTTTGATCTAGCTGAGGCCAAGAGGGGGCCATGGGGGTAGCTGCCGCCCTGCCTATACGTATATAGCCTTCAGACAATTTCGTCAAAATTCAAGACCCACCATATGACGATGCAGACCAGAATTAACAAAATAGCCAACATGTAAACAACCGACCAAACGACCATAGTTACTTATCCAAAGAGATCTGTTCACGTTCATAGGGCTCATACCGCACAAATTCGATAGAATCATGGATATAGCCCGGAACATACTTGTGTACAGCGACACATTCCTGGAAATTACCCCAGTTAGAGGTACAAACCTGTAAAAACCCGGTCAAATAGACGACAAAGCTTTTGATACCGACGGGAAGTATTGACATATCAAGTCACGACATTGATCAGCAATGAACTTATGTTCAAGTTGTGTACCGTCACCACAGCGAAGATCTGTGTAATGAATCCACGAACGAAGTGTTCCGTTCATGTACAGACGTGTAGGAGTACTGAGTGGAAGTACTTCACGTGCACATTCTTTAGCTATACCAGCAGTGAGCATGTCTTCATACAAAGCAAACGCTAGGCCGTAAACCTGATCAGCTTTGATTTGAAAGTCTTGTTGTATGTATGGATCAATATCATCCACACTGTTTTGACGGTTAGTAAGATCTTGCCTACGAATAGCTAGTGGACCTGGTTTATCGAGAGCTTTTGCATACCGTTGAGAGAACTCTTGGAAACTAAAGCTACGATGACGAAGGATTTGAGCAGCAATACTGCGAGTAGTATCAATCTCAACACACATATTCACCATTTCAAAGGGTGACCAGTGTTTATGTTTGATGAGATATTTAATCAACTTAGCACTGGTCTCAGTGTTGTTTTGATTCAATGGATTGGACACACGTGCCATGTAAGCAACGAGGTCATCACCATCAGGAGTTGAATGGACGTACTTAACGTGATGGGACATACAGTAGTAAAGGAGTCACAAGATTGCCCGATCTCATATACGTGTGTATGTGAGTCGGTACAATATGTTGTCTAGTTTCATTAGATAAAGGGATCCGAAGATCCCCGAATCACAGGAGGTCCACCCTTCCTCCTGTATACATAAGTGATTGCACCTAAACCCAGGTAGGGACACCGTTCTTGGTGTCTCCTCTTGACTCGCGTCTCTGTTCCATATTCATGTTGAATACAAGGTGGTCAGCGAAGCAATCTTGGTCGTCTTGCCAGTTAGTTATGAGGTCTACCCATTCATCACGTTTACGATCAATGATCTGTTGCTGTGCTGAGATAGATAAGGAGTCAGTGAAGTATTTAACACCCTGACTTAAGGCATCAATACGGTCATCATGTCGTACTGCACCCTTCTCACGACACATACGACTGAGTTGGTAGAAGAGCATGTATTGGAGTCGTCGTTCAGGAGGAGCTTCAGGGTTAGAGGCGTAATCCCACTCAATGACTTTTTTGTCTACAACAAGCCGGTGCTGATTAAGTACAGGCTCAAGTGTGTCAATGATGCGGTCTTCTTTACGTACGTTGGCACGTGTTTCCTCAACGTGTATTGATTGTTTGGTCTGTTGAAGATGCTTTTTAAATAGTTCACCGACGATACCGTCACCAAAATTAGATTCAATAAGGAGTGTCTTGACGTCGTACTTACGACAGCCTTTTAGAATGTCCAGTAACGTTTTGTCTGAGTATCCGTCGTGGTAAGCACGCATTTCGTGCAAGTACATGACACCGTTTCGTTGGGAGATAAAAGCTGCAACTGTCTCATCCGAGCCACGGCCCGACGGGTCCACCGAGCAGATTGTTTCAGCGTAATCTCCCCATTCCCCTTGGAGTTGCATTGGAGAGTAGAAATAATCTCCAGGTAAACCGATTGTGGGGAGTTCCTTGAGACAGTTCTTTGGGTCTGAGCACCAGATGATGTTGTCTGGAGCAGAGGTAGGGTTAACGCTAGTAACGATAAGGTCAGCGTTTTTAAGTGGGAACTTCTCTGCGTCGCTAAGGCTCGTATCGAGCATGAACTGAAGCATGAAGTTAGAGCGTCCCATTGACGCTTCACGTTCAAGTAAGTCATCATCTTGGAATCGGTCAGGGTCTGTAACGTCCCAGGGTTTAGCTCCACGATCAATATCTGTTTGAAGTTCAGGAGCTATAACACCTTCGTAGTTAGTCATCTTGCGTGGCACACGTGCAGGCCACACGAGTGGTCTGTAGTTACGCTCAGCTAACTTTTTGTAGATAGTAAATGTGGTCTGGGGAGTACCCAGGTACATGATGCGGGAGTCATCCTTTGGAGTAAGGATTGATTCAGCCTCTGTGCAGAGTTGAAGAAGTTTCTCCCTCATCATTTCTGTCATTGAGTTACCAGGTACTTCGATGTCGTCAAGGATCATTAGATCCGCACGGCTACCAGTTAACTGTCCAGTGATACCAACGGATTTGACGGAAGGTGCTTGGCTTGGTGAGCAGTTGACATCGAAACTGATACGTGACCAACGTGCATCGTCAGACTTAGGTTGTAAGTGACAAAGCCAAGGTGTTTCAATAATTAGCTTCTGTAGGAAGATAGACATGTTGTCGGCTCTCTCTTTAGAGGCCGAGATGATCATGATCTTCTTTTCAGGGTTATTGAAAAGCGTCCACAGAACGAAGGCTCCTGTAATCCAGCTTTTTCCCACTCCACGGAAAGCTTGAATTTGAAGACGCTTAGGTCCAGACTGAAGATATTCTGCGATTGCATATTGAGCTTTTGTTGGTTCTGGTAGGTCTAGCTGTCCCCACAAAGCTTGTAGAAACAGCTTAAAATCAGCCTGTAAGGCCGTTAAAACGTCTGTCATATGTGTATGTATAGGGGTGGTATTTCAACGGGCTTCTAGGGGCTTATACAGAGCGTTCAATGATCTCTTCTCGTTGCCTAAAGATCTTTTCAAAGTCCTCACCTTTCATGATTTCCTTGCGGTCATCGGCAGTTAAGATTTTGTGCATCTGTAGATCTTCGAACAAGTAATACGCGACATACTCTTCCCAGGTTTTAAAGACACCCATCATCCTCAAGACTTCTTCCGGTAGATCGTCTTTCTCTTGGCGAGCGGTATTTATTGGTAATGGTTCTTGGAAAAGGTTTTCAGGAGTATTTATGTAGCCATTTTTGACAGCACCGACATGTCCAACGGACATTTTATCCTTACCAGGCTTTAACTTTTTGTTAGTTTTGTCACGTATAGCATATTGCTGTCTAATACCTTGATTGACATGGCGCTTAATTTCGTCAAACCGTTCAGGTGCACCAAATTTATCTAGTGCTCGCTTAACATCAGGCACAGCATTGTTAAATGACAAGGCAAAATTCCGTTTGGCATCAGAAGCTTTTCTTGCGTTATAGTCATTTAACCGAATATCCTTAGGATCGGAAATATTAGACGTATTCCCCCTTTTAATGGAAGGACGTCGGCGTTGATTATTAATAAGAATCAATCCAAAGCCTCTTGTACCACGTGCACGATCTTCACTTATATAGTCAAACAGTCTTTGCTGAATGTCAGCTATCTGACCGTCATTATAGTCGTAGACACTCTGATTAAAAATCTCATCCCTAAAGGTAAGAGGAGAAGGCTCTTGAACCAGTTCTACTTCGTTGTCGTTAAGCTTTTGGTAAGCAAGGTGCTGGGTGGCACCCTTTTCGTCTCTAAAGAAAGGAGTTTTGGTGTTTACGGCTTTTTCCAAAGTATCTGGAATAGCATCACCCCTAGGAATAATTGATCGAAAAGGTTGTGTATCTACACTCTTAAACCTACCCAGAACTTGTCTGAGTATTTGATGTTCCATGTATAAAAAAAGCGCCCCTTTCGGAGCGCGGTATTATTTATTTGCCGTTAGGCACAGGTTGTTAACGACGGTTGTAGCTGCTTTTGAAGACTCCGTTCTTATGAGCCCTTTTACGAGCGGCTTCTCTCATTTCACGGAGGTTGTTAGACAGACCACGTCTCCGTGCATTCGTAGCGCGGCTTTGTGAAGTAGAAGAACTACGACGGTTCTGAGCGCGTGAACGTGTAGGTGAAGATGTTTTAGGGGTAGAAGTTTTATTACCAGAAGAGGCACGGGATCCAGCACGAGGACTTTGACCTTTTCTACGTGGAGTCATTGCTTCTGGGGAAGAATCCTTACGACGTTGGGTGTCAGAAGGACCTACACCATCGAAGTTTTTCTTCCGCTGAGCTGCTGCAGAAGTATTAGATACAGGAGGTTTGGTAGATGTAGCACCACCTTTAGGTTTACCCTTAGCTGCTGATCTAAAGTTTTCAACATTAGATTTACGCTGTTCAGGTGTCATGCTTGACCACCTTTTTTTCATAGCAGCTAGGGTTTTGTCCTTAGTAAATGGATTTCCAGCAGACTGAATGCGTGAAGAAGTATTCGTAGAGGCCATAATTAGTTAATGTGTGACGAAATAAGTGATTCTCGAAGTAGATTCTTTCCAAATTGAGCTCTCATCCAAGAGCGCCAATGGTGGCTTCCTTTATCCTGATTACATCTGGTACATGCTGGTACGACAT